CCAGCAGCAGCTAACATATCAGACAACGTATTGCGTATGTTCGTCAAGCTCACCATGCCGTTAAATGGCCCATACTGCGTATAAATTTGCTGCTGGATTTGGAAGGCTTGCTGCAACGCCATCATCTTCTCTTCTTCGCGGCCTGTGCCTAGACCCACGTTGATGCCGATGTCCATATCTGAGCGCCACACGCGAGGATCAACCTGCACGAATTGCCCGCCCATCTTCACAAGCTGCTCTTCGTCTGTGTTCTTGATTGCTGCACGCAGCATGATGCCGAATAGACGCTTCATACCGTCTGCAAGGTTGCGCACCATCACCTCAATCTGACCAGCCTGTGCTTGGATTGTAGCTTGCACGGCTGCGCGTGTGGTTGACTGCATGCTGTCTGGGTCTAGCCCCATAGATGCGCGAGATACGCCAGTTTTGTTTTCTACAACCTGATCCATGTAGGTGAGCGCACCTAGCGTCTGGCCTGCAGTGAATGGAACGCTTAGCTCCTGCACAGCGCCTGCCTGCCGCATACGCACGATTGCGCCAATCTCGTTGTTCAGCACATCGTCAATATTAACCGCACCATCAACAATACCAATGCGAGGGTTGTTCGTCATGGCTACGTTGTCTAGCACACCACGCAGAATTGCTGTTGCTGCGTCTTGGTCATCAATGATGATTTCCGCAAGAGAGCGTCCGTAGAATGTGTGTGGCTCTGGATCAACCTCAAACACTGCAAATGGCACCTCATCCCAAGGCTCCATGTCTAGCAGCTTATAGTTCGTACCGCCGCAGATAAAGCGGTGCAGAACTGGTACACCTGTGCCATCCACGTCAATCTTCATATAGGCCTCTGTGACTGCCACAGAGCGCATTGCAGGATCACCCTCTTGATCCTCGTAGTCGTCCTGTGAGTAGCCCTGACGCTCTATAGTTTCAGCCTCAGAGATGTCTGATGCGCCGTATAAGCCATCTAGCTTGTATACGTCCTCAAAGTCATACCCCATCTCTACAAGCTCACCTACGCGCATCTCTGTGCGGTGCGCTACGATATACGCATCATCTATGTTGCGCGCTTGTGAGTTAATGAAGAACTCTTCAGGCGGTACGCTTTCTAGGCGCAGCTGCCCGTTAGGTATTTGTCTGCTGATCTTCAGCGAATGGATTGGCGATGCTACTTCCATGCCAAACTCATCCATGCTCATAGACATTTCCATGCCATGCTCAAGGATTTCCACATCATCATCTGAGGCCAGCAAGGTGTATTCTTCGTCTGTCAGATTGTCATACGTGAATATCTCAGCTTTGTAGCTGTTCTCATAGTACGCTTTGACGATACCTGTTTTCTTAATCAGCGCATCGTGGATAGCATCGTTTAGCACGCGATACCCGTCATTCTTGGTGAATGCATAGTGAATGTACTGCGTAGCTTGCTCTGCTGCAGCAACGTCCTCTGGGCCTTTTGGCAGGAACTCAACAGGCTTAGACGTAGACATAAATACGCGCATAATGCTTGGCTTAACTGAGCGAATGGTGTCGCGCACTTTAGTCGCCACAACCCTGCTGCGTCCATCTTCGTAGCCTATGTCAACTTGACCGTCAAAGTAGCGCTGAGCCTTGATGCGCTCATCTGTGATTTCGCTCTCAACAAAGTCTACAGCCTGCGCCATAGCGTCTTGAACGATACCTTCAATCTCGCGTCTGTCTTTTGCTTGTGGCTGCATGTTATTGTCCTTGTGGTATTTGTGGAGCTAGGCCGACAAACGGCGCTAAAAGTTCAAGTACATAATCCCTAGTAATAAGCTGCTTAGCCTCTTCTGGCTTAATTCCACCAGCCGCTACCAAGTCTTGCAGCTTGCTTGTAGTGCTTCTTATTTGCGCCTCAGACAACTTTTTCGCAGCGCCAGATACTGCGGTTACACCAAGGAACGCAGGATTAATTGTGGCCGATATTAGATTAAGGTACGTCATTAAGCCATTCCCGCTAGGAGCCATTTTGCCCGCAAGTCTTAGCGTGTTCTCAGAAACAGTACCATCAACGATGCGTGTCATGGCTTGAATTTCATCATCACTAAAGAATTTAACCTTATTTGGGTTGTCTAATATCTTCTGCAAGGATTGACGGTATTTATTGACTACGTTACCCCCAGAGCCGGTTGCTTTTGCTTGGCGCTGGTGTTTTGCAAATTCTTTCTGCAAAAGTTGCGCCTTTGCGTATTTTGAGTTAGCTGAGCGTGCAGCCTTTACAAGGTTATCCTTACCTGCTTTTACCGCCAAACTATCGTCCAAAGACTTTATCATTGTGAGGATTTCTGGCTGGTCTGGCGCTTTTTTGTAAATCTTGCCTAACTTGCGCTGCAGCTTATCGAACTCTTTTAGTCCGACCTGCTGGCCACGAAGCCCCTCTAGTAACTCAACTGCAGCCATAGTGGCATCGTCGGTAAGCTCGTAGGCACCTTGCTCAAACGCACTCTTAACCGCACGATTTACCATGTCTTGAGTTTCTCCAACAGTAAATCCTTGAGTTGACTTTTTAACTGCGTTGTAAGCTGTGTTTTTCTCAGCTTTTAGCATATCAACCGTTGGCCTAGCTTCATTCTTGGCGCGTAATGCGTTCCAAGTCTTATTGCCAGTATTAATCGCCTTTGCTGCCCCAGCGGGCGCAATGAATGCGCCAGCAATTCTAGCCGCAGGCTCCCAAGCGGTTCCTTCTGCCAGCTGACCAGCAGCTTCACTTCCCACTGCGGAAACGCCTGTTGCCACTTGACCTGCACGACTTAATCCTGCGCGAGCTACTTGCTCTCCAGCGCGACCCACCTTAGTGGCTCCTGCAGCGGCCCTTACGCCCTTTCCAAGAACACCTAGCGCACCGCCGCCCGCACCGAACTCGCCTATAGTTCCTGCAAATCTTGCAGGCAGTGTTTCCCCACGAAACTCAAGCTCCTCACCAAGTCCAGCAGCCTCAACACCCCTTCTTAATGTGCGCTCTGTTGCTGTATCTAATACGGGTATATCTTCGCCAACATCATAGCCAAAGTATTGCAGCGCCTCTTGGCCTGCGCGAGTAATACCGCGGCCCGCCATCTCTGGCAAAGCAAGTGCGCCAATTATACCTCTACCAGCACCAGCCAAGGCTGCGCCGCCGATGTCAGCAGCATATTCAAGCGCAGTGTCGACTTCGCCCGTTTCCGCTTTCTCAGATAGATGCTGCCTAACAACTCTGTCTATAACAGCGTCTTGCGTTCCATCTGGAAATCTAAGAGTTGTGCCATCTGGTAGCTTGGCTTCAATCATTTACTCACCCTATTGCCCTGAGCATCATACTCTATAACAGTATTTGAGCCATTGCCCGCTTTTACCTGTGCATCAACCTCGCTGCCGCGTAGGTCAACTCCATCCTCATAGAACGCACGCGCAACTGGGTCTTCCTCGATCATGCCCATTACCTTCTCAATATTCTTGAGATTGGTGCGAAGCATGTCAGGGCTAAGGTCTTGAGACAATGATCCATATGATGACATAAGAAGTTCTAGCTCAACGTTACTTACGTTACCAAGTGCGCCACCAGTTTTACTTGCGTCACGCATCTCTTGAAGTCTAGTGAACGCAGTGTTCGCTTGTAACGACTGAAGAGTTCTGCGTAGATTTCTTGCATCTTGGTTCCAAGTGTAGTCGGCAAGAAACTTACCGATTGTTCCTGCCTCTGGAAGTATGTCAGAAAGCCCTTTGTTGTCCATTATTGCTAAGGCATCTTTAACACCTCTGCTCACTGTTGTCTGCGCGACTTCTTTAGCGGACGCTGCCTTTTCTTCTGCCTTCTCTGCCGCTGACAGTTTCTCTGCAAGTTCAGTGCCACTGATCGGCACCGCTATAGGAGCGCCTCTCTCATCAGTCATGACATTACCAGCGCTATCTCTGCGCCATGCCATGTTGTTAGGTGGCTTGCCATAGTCTATACCAGTTGGGCCTACGTTCACTGTAGTCCCAGACTTGGTCTGGCTGAGTGCCATATCAAGTGCATCCTTGTAGCTTAGATTTGGGTTTGCCGCCATTAAATCTTTAACAAGTGATTGATATTGATAGGTTTTTTCTTTTGGCTTAGCTAGAGCAGCTTGTATCGCGCTTGCTGGGTCAATGACGCCAGTCATAACGGCCCCAACCAAATCTTCCCTGTTCTTGCTTTTTAGCCACTCAACAGTCTTGTTGATGCCTTTCTCCAGCTTAGCCTCACCTCTACGCTCTTCCATACGCGCTGCAGTAGCGCGAATAAGCGGGTCCATACGCGCATCGCCAGTGCCAGCTAGAATAGCCATTTTCAGCTTGTCGCGGAAGTCATCGCTCATTCCCAGAGCGCCACCTATGCCCTGCCCGCCAAGCAGGCCACCTAGCAAACCTTGAGGTTGTTGAGGTTCTTGAGCCATTGCTGCACCACCTTTTCCGTAACCTTCCCAAGCGCCTGTGCCTTGGGTTTTTAGAATATATTGACCAATCTTATCCTGCGTTGCCTTGTCAAACTTTTGGCTTGGGTCAAGGCCAAGCGCCTCAACAGCGCCACGCAGCGTAGAGCCAACAACTTGATATGCGCCAACTGGCGTAGCTACACGACCAACCTGACCCTTGACGTACTGACCATATGCGCCAGATGGGCTTGTAAACTTGATAACGTCAGCAATAGGCATCTCAGAGACTTTGATGCCAGAGAAGATGCCGTCTGGCCTGTTTTGATAACCAAACAAAGCATCATAATCGCCACCGCTTTCGCCTGCGAAAATGTTTTGCTGATGCTGCTGCCAAGTTAGTGCCATATTAGAGGAACGCATAAAGTAAAGTTGC